GCCCGAAGCTGCTTGCGAGCATGACTCAGGGCAGCGGCTTTCACTGCCGCAGATTTAATCTTGTGCATATTGCCTCCGAATAACTTAGGCCGCCTCAACTGGCGGGGTTACAGCAGCCGGATCAAAGACCGGTGCGACAACAGGCGGGACACCATCGATCGCGCTAGCGATAGCGGCATTCGACATGTTCGCCTTCCATATTTGCTGCAGGACTTCACGCGACTCTTGCGAAGCGCGGTTGACCATCGTCTGCTCGAACGCGAGTCGAGGATCGACGCCGTCGACCAAGGCCTCGGCAAGGTAGAACGCCTCACGCAGTGTCGGAACGTGATCGAGCTGGCTCGAATCACCCGACTGACGCATGACGTTCATCAGCCTAGTGATCAACCGACCAAGCTCGACATGGACACCGGCTCGCTTGCTGATCACCTCAGCCTCAGCGTCTTCGTCCATGTACTTGAACTCGATGGTGCGAGCGAAGCGGTTGACGAACGCGACGTTCTGCTCACGCACACCGACGTACATGCCGGTGTAGTCGCCTCGACCGTTCGAGTTGTCCGCAGCGAAGAACACGACGCCCGGAGCCTTGCGAATCACTTCGCCGGTCTCTGGCACGGCAACGACACCTTCGGGTTCGAGCGGTGCGTGTAGTGCAGACAAGTACTCAGGACGAGCAAACGACACTTCGTCCAGCAGAATGATCGCACCGGGGCGGGTAAAGCCTCGAAGCACGATGCCTCGTTGGTAGTACGTGCTGCCGTTCTTGACTCGCTCGCCGCCTATGAACTCATAGCGCTCAGCGCCAGAGTCGAACGACACTCGAACGAACGCACGGCCAAGGCCAGCGCACAAGTTCTTGACGAACTCCGTCTTGCCAGTGCCAGCAGCGCCAGAAAGCCACACGTTGCGACCGCGATTGATCGCCGTCACAGCAGTGAACAGCTGTTCCGGGTTGAACTTGTACATGGGGTCGAGAGCAGGTGCAGCCGGGTCATCGTAGACATCGACCATGGCCTGACCATGCTTGCCGCGAATGCCGAAAACGTCCTTCAGGGACTTGCTAGCCACGACCTTAACGTCGACAGCTTGCTCAGGCTCCGCAGAAGGCCTATTGGCCACGATCGGCGCGAGGGAACCCGATATCAGCCCCATCGACAAGAGCGCCTCAGAGAGCTTCTCGTCAGGGAGGCGGGATACCTGCTCTATGTAGTCCTGCTTGGACTTGCGAGCGTAGTCACCGGCTGAACCAGTGGCGCGACGAACCAGCTCGACGAGCTGGGCCTTGGAAAGTGAATTAAGCATAACAGTCTCCACAGTTGTTGTAGTTGATCTCATCAGTGCCTGAATGACAGGCAGACGCAACGTCTCCCGACGTGGCGTTTCGATCTATTCGATGTTGACAAAGTCGCTTATCGGCCTCGACTCTCTGGTTGGGCGGTTGTTTTCGTACATGCCGTACGAACGAAGGTAGTTGAAAACATCCTTCGATATTTCGCCAACGAGAGTGAATTCAGCTTCGACCCCGTATGAGTATTCCCATGGCGGAACCCAGTTGCGTCGTATTTTCTCGCCGTGCTTCTCCGGGCACTTGCTAGTCTTGAAAACGAAGCCGTATTCGCTCCCACCACGCGGGGCTGTCTCTTCGATTGATCCAAGGTAGTACTTCATTTCGCTCTCCTAGCTGTTGGTGGCAAACTTGACGCCAGCAATGTGGCCATCGAAGTGGCCAAGTTGGTAGGCGTATTTCAGAAAAGCCTTGATCGAGTCGCTGCTTGGCGGGACATCACTGCCCAGCGATCTCAGCAGCAGGTCGGTGATTCGTTCGAGTTCAGCTTTGTTGTCCATGATCATTCCTCCGAATAGGTTGCAATGAAGTAGGCGGCGACGAGCATGACGGCCACAAGCCACATGCGTACGGCGTAGAACAGGAAAACTTCCATAGGTCACCTCACAGGTCGTACAGCGATACGCTGGTCGAGCGCACTTCCGATATCACTTCGGCCAGTTGCTCCTCGCTCAGCAGGTTGCGCACCTTGTCGGAGTCGATACGGCTCGCAGAGCGCTCCGATACGACAGCCCGAAACAGGGAGCCGCGATACTCGCCAGCACCCGACTTGCGTAGCTGGGACTTGATGGCATCAGCCTGTTTCGAGAGCGCCGCGATTTGGGCGTTAAGGGAACCAAGCTGGTCGACAGATTCGATGATGTTCACAGTTGTTGCCTCAGTTGTTGAAGTTGTTGGTCTCATCAGTACCCGCATGACGGGTAGACATCCCGGCCTGTTGGCACTCAAGCTCGAAGGCGCGGGATGTTTCGACCTATTCGACGGCCTCGTGGTACGCGATCCACTGCTCGACCTTGCGAACGCACGATTCCACCTGTTCCTCTGGCGCTTCCCAACTGAGAAGGCGATAGGTGTCGATGGCCCTTCTCCACCCCTCTACTGGGGCGCTGAACGTGTAGCCGCCCTCGTCGATCATGCTGTAGGCGTTGCGGACTCTAGACGAGTCAAGTTCAAGGGTCTCGTACATCTGTCTGGGGACGCTCAATTTGATCATGATTTTTCTCCTGTTGATCAGAAGTTGTAGTCGTAGAACTTGACCGGCTTATCCGAAAGCTCATAGCGGTTGCCGCCAGAGTCTCGCCAGCCGCGCTTGCCCATCCGGATACGGAAGGTGACGGCTTGATCGTCGCTAGAGATGATCCAGCGCTGCGATGACTGGTTGACCACCGTGCCGCTAAATCCGCCGGGTATGAAGTCCGGCTTCCACGAGGGGTCACGCTCAGCACTCATCGAGCGAATCTCCAGCGTCTTATCGCTCACGCGACGGACGATCTCGAAGGGGTTCACGTCGCTGTAGCCAATGTGGTTTGCGTAGTTCATGACAGTCTCCGTTGTTGTTGACAGTTGTTGACTCAGTGCAGTGCCCTCATCGAAGGCACTCTACTGAGCCAAGGCTTCCCGGTAGATTGGGCAGATACTGGTCTGCTTTAGGCCGGACTCCCCTTGTGGAGCCGCCGGGCTGCTTGCGCTCATCCGGCACCAGAACCTTTGTTTGAGTGGCCCGTCTGGGAGGCCAGTGGTGAGTATCTCAACAGCTTTAACAACTGTGGTCAACAACTTTTTTTCACACTTGTCGAAATATTTTTATTCTTGAGCAGGATCAAGGAGTTAGGAACATGATGGAAAAGCACAAGGGCAAGAAGCACGGCTCGAAGCATGGCCGAAATGAGATGCGAGCGCTCAAGCGAGGCGGCGCGAGCCGCTCAGTGATGGCTGCAGAGGCCGCAGAGTACGGAATGAAGGACGGCGGCTATGTTTGCGGCCACCGCAGCAAGCAGGACTACGGCAAGCGCTGAAATGCCCGGTCTATACGAAAACATCTGGAAAAAGCGCCGCCGCATCGCCGCTGGTAGCGGAGAGAGCATGAGGAAGCCGGGAGCCAAGGGCGCACCAACAGCGCAGGACTTCCGGAAGGCGGCCAAGACCGCAAAAGGGAAGCGAGGCAAGCAGTGAGCAAGAAGAAGGCAGAGAACAGGGCAAAGAAGGACGCCATCGAGAAAAACGAGGCCGCCGCCCTGAAGCAGCGTCAGCTAGCGCAGTTCAAGGCTCTCCAAGAGGGAAGCAAGAAGCTAGGTAGGCCAAGCGAGTACACCGATGACCAAGCAGACAGCATCTGTGCATGGATAGCGCAGGGGAACAGCCTCAACAGCTGGTGCAAGATGCATGGCCGGGAAATGCAGACGATCTACCGCTGGATGCGAGATCGGCCAGATTTCCAACAGAAATACGCTCGTGCGCACGAAGACCGCGCCGACACGCTGGCCGACGAGATGGTGGACATTGCCGACGAAGTGGCAGCCGCAGGGGGCAGCATGGAGGCCGTACAGGCCGCCCGGTTGCGCATAGACACCCGCAAGTGGATCGCCGCCAAGATGCGCCCCGGCAAGTGGGGTGAGGTACAGGCTCCCAAGCAGCAGACCGCCGTCACCTTCCGCATAGGTCTGCCCCTCGCACCCCAAGGCGTCACGCTAGAAGGTGAGGCAGTGCAGGTAGATGGCTGATCCACGGCTTCCGGAAGGCCCACAGTGGCCGTCACGGCCTCCAATGAGGCCTCTGGGGCGAGGCTGACTCCTTATAGTGCGAACGGCCTTCACCCGGCAGCCCAGCTGGCCATCGAGCGTCGCAGGGGGGGTGCATTGGTTCCACCACACATACCTATTCACACGCACTGGGTCGCACACGCAAGCCGACCAGCGCACCGGGTAGCCCCCTGCTGGCCACTGATAGGCCGGGGGTGGGGGTATCGAAGCATCTCGTAAAATTTTTTTGCAGGTATCCTTAACCCAATCGGTCACTGGGCACCTCCTCATCCGCCCAAAGCTAGGTCGCCTCCCCTAGCGGTAGTGACGCTGGATGTCGTAACCAGCAACTTACGGAGGGCTGATATGAGCAGGCAATTGATTCCGACTGGGTTTCAAGTCCTTGGCTGCAACATAGAAGTCGAGCTGCGACACCCTGACAACTGGGATCACGATGACGCCGTGGGGATGTATGACCCCATGAACCACAAGATCACAGTTGTTGTTAAAAGCCAACAGATGATGGAGCATGCGTTCTACCATGAACTCGTGCATTGCATCTTGTTCGCATTAGGCAAGAACGAGCTGTCCGAGGATGAATCCTTTGTGGACACGTTTGCTGGCCTATTGCATCAAGCGATGAAAACGGCAACTTACGAGGCAAAGACCAATGGCCGCAAGAAAGGCTAGTGATGAGGAGATTCTGGCAGCCCTAGAGCGCAACGGATTTGTGCGCAATAAGGCAGCCCATGAACTGGGAATGACCAACAGGATTCTGTTGACGCACCTCAGTAGGATGAAGTCGATGGGGATGCATATCCCCGATACCAGCTATCCGATCGGAAGCACCAAGGCGTTCAAGGTAGATCCTGAGACCCGAGGCTTCGAGATCAAGGAACTGCCGGACGACGACATCTCGATTGAAGATCTGGTCGCGCACCGCAAGAGGCAGTTCGAGGCCAAGAAGAACCACGAGGAGGCTTCCAAGCTCATCCCCGTGAAGATCAAGCTGCAGGGGCCGATTGGCTTGCTGCACTTCGGTGACCCGCACGTAGACGACGATGGCACGGATATTGCGGCTCTTGAGCGGCACACCGAGCTAGTCAGGAACACACCGGGACTGTTCGCCTGCAATGTTGGGGATACCCTCAACAACTGGACAGGCCGGTTGGCCCGTCTGTATGGCGAGCAGAGTACGTCAGCCGCTCAGGCATGGCGTCTGGCCGAATGGTTCGTCAACCGCTGTGACTGGCTCTACATGATCGGCGGTAACCACGACCTGTGGTCTGGAGCCGGTGACCCGCTACGCTGGATCGCCAAGCAACAGAATGCAATGTACAAGGCTTCCGAAGCGCGTATCGCCCTGAAGTTCCCGAATGGCCGAGAGATCCGGGTGAATGCCCGTCACGATCACTCAGGTTCTTCTGTGTGGAACCCGGCCCACGGGCCGATGAAGGCAGCGATCATGGGAACCCGTGATCACCTGTACGTTGCAGGACATAAGCATGAGTCTGCTTACAGCGTCCTCAAGGATGCTATCAGTGGCATTACAATGCATGCACTGAAAGTAAGTAGCTACAAGATCTACGATCGCTTCGCAAAGGAGCGTGGCTTCAGGGACAACACCCTGAGTCCGTGTGCCTTGACGATCATAGACCCGTCCCTCCCCGAGGATCACCCAGACCTGATCAAGCTGTTCTGGGAACCAGAGGAAGGCGTTAAGTATCTCAACTTCTTGCGGAACCAGTGATGGATCTTCAATCTGTTTTTAACGTCGTGCTTGGTGTTGCCGCAACTACACTAGGCTGGTTTGCTAGAGAGCTATGGTCTGCGGTAAACGGGCTGAAAGTAGATGTAGCCAAACTTCGGGAAGACCTCCCGAAGAACTACGTGGCCAAAGACGACTATCGAGAAGACATCCGAGAACTAAAAGGGATGTTAGAAAAGATCTTCGATCGCTTGGAAAACAAAGCGGACAAGTGAGGCTCTAAGTGAACATGCAAAAGATTGTGGATATGTTGTTCCCTGTCCTGCTGGCCGCAGTAGGCTGGCTTCTGACAGAGATCGCGTCATTCAACAATCGCTTGCTGTCCGTTGAGAGCAAGATGCCTGCGCTGATCACGGCAGAAGGCGTCCCGACGGATAGCCCTGTCTCGGCAGAGCGTCGGCACAATATGAAGGAAGAGATCTACAAGGACATTCATGATCTGCAAGTGCGGGTCAAATTGATGGAGGAGCGCAACAAATGATGACCATGGTCAGCACCTTTCTCTCGTTCCTCGCTGGCGGTTTGCCGAAGATCCTGTCCTTGGTTCAAGACCGGCAGGACAAGAAACACGAGCTGGCACTGGTTGCCGCGCAGAAAGAGCGTGAGCTTGCTTTAGCCGAGCGCGGATTTCTTGCGCAAGCAAAGGTCGAAGAGATCAAGCTTGAGCAGATCCAGACGCAGACGGCAGGCGAAGAGCGGCAGGCTCTGTACCAGCACGACATCGAGATCGGTAAGGGCGCATCCCAGTGGATGATCAACCTTCGCGCTTCGGTGCGACCGGTCGTGACCTACATCTTTGTTCTTGAGCTGGTAGCCATCAACATCGCTGGCGTCTGGTATGCGTACAACACTGGCGTACCGTTTGCTGCCGCGATGGCTGAAGTGTTCTCTGACGATGAGATGCTAATCCTCTCGTCGATCATTGCCTTCTGGTTTGGCACTCAAGCTTTTAACAAGAAGTGAAAGTAAGCGACAAAGCTCTTGGGATGATCAAGCACCACGAGGGCATAAGGACTCGTCCTTATCTTTGCCCTGCTGGCTTGTGGACTATCGGCGTTGGCCACGTTCTATACCCAGAGCAAGCTAACCTTCCAAGCCTCCGCACAGTGGAGAATGCTGGGAAGATGCTGCGTAAGGAATTTGCCTTACGACCGGAGGACAACCGTGTCTGGACTTCTGCTGAAGTGGACGATCTGCTTGCTAAAGACCTTGCGCGATTTGAGCGCGGCGTGGCCAGATATTGCCCTAATGCTCTTGATAGCCAAGGCCGCTTCGACGCACTCGTTTCCTTTTCTTTCAATGTAGGGTTAGGAAATCTTCAGCGCTCAGGCTTGCGCATGAAGAACAATAGGGCCGAGTTTGATGAGGCCGCCGAAGAGTTCATGAAATGGACGAAGGGCGGTGGGAAGGTTTTACCGGGACTTCTGAAGAGGCGCAGAGATGAAAGAGCTTTGTACCTCTCATGTCCAAGCTAGAT